TCCTGAGTGATGAATCATCCTCAAGAATCTGTTGTACTTGCAAGCGCCTCGTATGTGCAGTGTAGTGGAGTGTGTCGCGACGTCGAAAGTGTACAGGCTAGGGTCCCCGTTCACCAGACTGAAATTAAGAACTTCAGCCTGAGATACTGGGACCTCCCTGTGCCGGACGTTGATCAGCAGAAGCCAGGGGTCATGTCATTTCCCCGAGTTCTCTGTGCCCACATCAGTATGTGCGGTCAAATCAACATCTTTCTTAGTCGCGACACTCTTGTTGAGAGTGAGCTGCTCTGTTCGTTGGCCACCGGAGAGGTAGGCAGGGTAAAGAGTCAAGAATTGCAACTTTTCGATCTCGATCGGCTGCGGAAGCTTATTGGAGCCCCCTTTTTGCTTAGGGGCCCACAGCTTCGCATTCTTCTTGATCGCATTCGCGACTCTCATCCCGGTTCCCTTCTGCGGCTCCTGGAGCAAGTCAGTCATATCGATACTGCTGTCAAACAGCAGGTCGACACACTTCTTGCCCATGAGTTCCGTAAAGAGATCCGTCCCCTCACCCTTCTCTCTTGTGAAGCCTGGCTTCGGCAATGACTCTTCTGCCAGTTTCCAGGTCTGCCAAGAAACCTCTTGATGCGCGAGTGAGATGGGCCGCTCCTTCTTCCAGCTGTAGAGAATCCTCTGTGCGATCCTTAGATCAAGCACCGATGGTCCTCCCCAGCTTCCTGAAGGCAGTCCTACTCCCCCGAGCCACTCTGGTATGTACCAGGGCAGCCTCATCGTATCGAGAAGCTTCTTGTGCGTTTTCACGAACAGACGCATTGCTGAGTGTTGTAGTTCCAGCGGACTGAGTCTTATGAGCTCTCTTGCTCGAGCTCCCAAATTGTTTCTCGGGTCATCCTGGTCGTTGAGACCGATGGTTCCTTGGCTTCTTTTCAGGCCATTAACCAGACCGAAGTTCACATATTTGGTGAGTCTCAGACTCGTCATTCGCATGATCTTTGCACCTTCCCTTCCTGTGCATTCGATCTCGAAAGGCTCTTTAGTACGTACGAAAGAGGTTGAGTTGATGTCGACAAACTCCCTACTTACGTACGTCTTTCCTAGACTTTCTTTGAGGCCGATGAACGCTGAAATCTTTTTCCAGTGTTCGTAGACCGTGCGCCTGGATCTTATCGCAACATCGTCACCGTTGATCAGCATCTTGGTGTCCTTGAGACTATACTTCCTTCTCTCGGCCATCTCGACTGCCCAGCGGCTGCCCGTTGCGTTGAGAATACAGAGGATCGGGAATGATGTGATCGAACCCATCAGCTGGCCTTGTGTCTGCGGCTTGTGTCCTGCGAAAATGTGCTGAGTCAACGACTCGGTGAACATCCTTTGTTCCACCCTGTATAGATTTAGCTCATTCCCCACGACAGCCGCCGCATGATTTGATGCCCAGCTTTTGATGTTGTCAGTCGCCGCTTCGTAGTCGCCGCTGAGGTAGACCTCGTCATCTTCCAGCTTCTGGCCCAGCACGTTGAGGATTATCTCCTCCGTGACCGGTGTTCCAATTAGCTGAAAGGTTTTGAGTTTCCTGAGTACACTGTGCATCTTTTTCCACAGTGGCCTCAGGACTGTCTGTCTCAGTGGCGGCCCCTTAGTGATCACTCGTACCTTGAGTCCCTCGGCGAGTCCTACTGGTTCCACATCCAGTGGCTCGTCCTTGGCCTTGGCTAGTAACCTCAGCCAGAGAGTTTTGAAACTCTCCTCAAGTCCTCGAGTGTCTGCTTCGACTTTTGGAAGAAGATTTCCTTCTTCTTCCGGTTCGTCTTCCGTTTCCTCCTTCTTCACTTCATCACTCAGCAGTGTGCCTAACGGCCGGCTCACTCTCTCTTTTCCACTTTTTTCATCAGTTGTCTCATCTATCCCGACACTCATCTGCCCTCCGAATCTTCTCAGACCGTGCAGGAGCTCCGGGTACGTATCTAGTATCGTACCTAGTGCCCCTCCGCGCGCTCTTGAGTTGATGTAGTTGGCAGAGGTGCTTGGATAGAATGGCTTTATCCTGTCCGACACGGTGTAGGTCTGCCCTTTGAAGATCTCTCGAACTGTTCGCTCAATCTGTTTCTTTACAGTTTGTTCGCTTAGTATGAGATCTACTTCATCGGGTAGGTCCTCCTCCACATCGGCCCAGTCCAAAAGCCAAACTCCCTTCTTCTTCTCCTCCTCTACGGTGCCGGTTAATTTTTCGACCGTTGCCGCCACACTGTTCTTTACCATTTGAGCGTCGGGCCTTTGGCAGCCCTTCTTCGCCTGTTTCACAGACTGAAGAAAGGATTCCACCTGACTGCTCTTTTGGAAGAGAAAAGTGCGGCACCAACGACCGGCAGCCCCTCCTAAGAGGGTATCGGGACGGTCCTCCCCGAAACCTTCTGGGGCCTTTGGGTTCTGGAGTCCGTGGGCAGCTGTGTAGAAGGCCGCTAGTTTGTATTTTGCGACCTTCATCCAGTTACCCCCTGACGCCTCGGTAAGTTTCATCCAGTGAGCGATTGTTTTGTCACTGGCGAACTTACCGCTGAAGCCGTAAAGTTGGTAGATTTTGAAGAGAGTTGAGACAACTGATGCTACTGCATTCAACGTCGTGTTCTTACCGACGTTGGGAGACTTTTTTCTACCAGTTGGGCGTTCCATGGTGATGTGGAACGCGTTCTAGGGCAGTG